CACGAACCTATTATTTTGTCAATGCTTTGACACTTTATCTAGTGCCTTTAATTATCTTACTTACTAGGCTTTCACTCATCCCGTATTCATCGCCTAGCTTGCGCATTGTAATGCCGCCGGCGTTGTAACGCTCTTTGATTAAGTCTTTTAATTCTTGGGTAGTAGGCTTTTTAGTGGGGGGGTTCTTTATAAATTTGGTGACTTCACTAGCTGGAATACCTGTCTTTTTGCGCTTAATGTAGCCCCGTTTGATGTAGAAGTGGACGACCGATTTAACAACCCCTAAACGTATCCCGGCCTCCGCGTATGTTAGCATTTCATTTTTCATAGTTAGTTGATTGTATGACAAATAGAACGGGTTGTCAATCTAGTACCCGTTCAAATGTTAGGCCTATTTTTTTTAGGGCTTTGATGTGGCGATCTGTTAGCGTGGTTGTGCCGGTAATATCTGTTAAGATTTTCGCCTCTTTTACATCTAGGACGTAATTTTTAGGCGTCCCGTAGATGTAGCGTGTGTAGTATTTGATGTTCATAGTTTTTATTTGTTTAGTGATTTAGTTATTCCATTTAACGAAGATGTGAAACATGCCGCCGTTGCCGTGATGATTTGCCAATTCCGCGCCGTCCCAATTCGTAAAGCTAAAATTTTTTAGTTTTTGTTGTAGCTCTTTATTATCCCACCAAGTTGTGTTTGGGTTGTATAACCTCCAAAATCCTTTTAGTGAACCTTTTTCAATGTACTTAGCGCGGCAGATTATCCCGCGAGCTTTTAGATGAGCGACCATTTGTTTGTTGTGAGTTTTCATAGTGTTTAGTGGTTAGTGATTTAGAAACGATCGGCGAAAGTCGCGACGTTTTTAGCAGGTTCAAAAGTGGATATTTTTTTCCATGTCATGCCGAATAGTGCATGTAACACGCGCTCTGGTTCTTTAGTGCCGCGCTTGAAAACATCAATATTTTTGGAGGACATGTAACTAATCATTTTTTTCATGTCATCCCCGTGGGCAAATAAGTCTATTGTTACACAGGTTAATTGATGGTTGCCTGTAATTGATTGGCAATCCGGGTCATTGGTCATAAATTCGTCAATGTGTTTTTTTGATAGTTTGTTTATATAGCGTTTCATAGTTTTTATTGGTTAATGATATTTGATTTAACTTGTTCGGCTTGATAGCGGCCGCGATTTGTGAGGAATGTTTGCCATGCCGTGTTAGTTGGCGACCATCTGAACCCGTGGCTTTTTAATTCCTTTCTAACCTCCGGGGCTGGAATTCCCTCAAAGATGAATTGCAAACGGTTTTCTTCTTTATTTTCCCGGATGATGAAACCATCACACACTATATCTGGGCGAGCCTCCGTTGCCTCCATCTTTTCAAGGTGAGCTATTCGCTGTTTGACCGTGCGAATGTTTGCGCCGAGGTTTGTTAGAACGTAGGCCGGGAGCTGATCTGTTTTGTTCTTGCGCGCCGTCTTATTGAACTCTTTGAACTTCTCACGTTCGCCCTCTAGCTTGGCCAATTTTTCTTTTAGTTTAATTATTGCGTCCGGGTCATCGCTTGAAATGCCAGCCTTGCCGACGCTTGCCGCTTTTTCTTCGTAGTAGGCCGCTTTGTTTTGGGCTTCGAATGATTTATCAATTTTAGCGCAGGCTCGACCGCGATAGGCTCTATCACCGCGCTCGCTATGATGGCCGACCAAAATTGGTTGACCGAATGGGATTTGGCTTAGTGCGTCCATCCCGGATTTGTGCAGGCTATCTGCATGTGAGGCATTTTTGGCCGCTAGTGTTTCGTAGCGTTTCCGTCTTGCTTCTTGCTTGGCTTCGTATGTGTTCATAAGGCGTGTTTGTTTTGTGAGGTTATTCCCTCTTACATATACACTATACCCCATCTGTTCTACTCTGTCAAGTCCCTATTGTGTCAACCAACTAACAAAAAAACATCCACAGCAACCCTTGACGTGTTAGAACTTATGAGATATAATACAAATGTACTTCGACAACCAAAGACTAGGCCAGAAAAAATAGAAAATATGACAGATGAAAAAAAAGTCGTTGCGGTGAAAGAGCCGGCAACGCAAGGGGTAATGACCCCAGAAGCACTTATGTCGCAAGCAATTAGCGAAAAAGTGCCGGTAGATGTTTTAGAACGTCTTATGGCTATGCGCAAAGAATTGAAAGACGAACAAGCGCGCGAAATGTTCGCGCAGGATATGGCAGACTTTCAATCAAATTGCCCGGTTATTACTAAGGGTAAGGGCGTATTAAATAAAGACAAATCAAGCGTCAGATATAAATATGCACCACTTGAAGAAATTATTGAACAGACCAGAGAGGTGAGGAAAGCCCACGGCTTTTCCCATAGCTTTGACACTTTAGTATCAACCGAAGAAAAAAATAATGAGGTTTCAGTTATTTGCACGGTCAAGCACAGGCTAGGACATACGGAACAATCAACATTCAAAGTGCCAACAGACCCACAGGCGTTTATGAACGCGCCTCAAAAGTTTGCTAGTGCTATGACCTATGCCAAGCGTTACGCATTTATTAACGCTATGGGTATCACTCTTGGCGGAGAAGATGACGACGCACGAACCGCGCCTAAAAATAATAAATATACGGTTGTGCAAATGGCAGAGATCGAAAAGCTAGGAAAAGAAGCCGGGCTTACTCAATCAGAAGTTACACAGGGCGTCCGCAAACATTTCGGCGTATCAATAACTCAATTAACCGCAACGCAAGCCGATGGTGTTATAACCATGCTTAAAAAATCAATAGCGGAAAAAGAAACTAAAGCCGTATGAAAATATTAAAATTCAAAGATGAGCAAGAGTGGCTAGACGCTAGGCGTGGAAAAATCACAGGCTCTAAACTTAAAGATATTGTTATACAAAAAGGTAAAAAAGAAAAAGTTGGTTTCTATGAACTCATAGCAGATCGACTGGGTTTACCTCCGGGCGATGAAAATGCGATGGAGCGCGGGCATGAATTAGAGCCAGAGGCTATTGAACGCTTCGAGGAATCAACGGGCAAAAAGGTAAACACGGACTTGGTAATTTGGGAACATGCCAAATATCCAAATATCGCTTTATCGCCCGATGGCTTTATAGGAAAAACCGAGGCGGTAGAAGTTAAATGTTTATCAAGCGCGCGACATATCCAAGCCGTGATTGAAAACGAAGTGCCGGCCGAATATAAATATCAAGTAATTCAATACTTCATTGTGAACGAAAAATTGAAAACTTTATACTTTGTATTCTATGACCCGCGATTAAAGATAAAAGATTTTCACGTTATCACAATTAACCGCACATCATTGCAAGATGAAATCGAGGAAATAACCTTATATCAGATCGCCAAACTAGAAAAAATAAATGCGATTGTAGCAGAATTAACGCAGTTTTAGTTGTATAGAGATTTATTCGTAATGACTAAAATATGCACAAAATAACAAGAGAACAACAAATAAATAATTTGTTGGAGTTGCGGAAACGCAAATACACAAAGCTAGGTCAATTACGAGCTATCAAGCAAGTAATTTTCCTAGTGCAACAACAGAAAGTAAAAGAGTTAAAAGACCTCCAAATAATTGAAGAGGATATTAAAAATTTAAGCGAATAAGGCCAAGTCTTTGATTGTTCAGTACAAAAAAACTAAAACAAAATTAACTATACATAAATATGACTAGAGATAATAAGGGCAAATTCGCCCGTTCACAGGCAAAAAATACGGTGGCCGTGCTAATTACAGCGTTTCTAATGTTTGGCATTGCCAAGTTTGCACTAGCAAACATGCCGCCGGCACAAACGCGACCACAATTAAGAAACACTTGTACAGCCACTAAATGGATTGATTTAATGGTTGAACCAGAAGTGTGTATCAAAAATGCCAATACAGAATATTGCGCATTGGATGAGGCCGGATTGATAACGCTTATTCAAAAGGACGTACAGCCCGAACAAATAGAGAAACCCAAAGCCCCGGCAAAAAAAACAATACCACTAAGTTATAAACTTAAAGGATGGGACGAAGAAATAGCGCAGATCGTCCGGGACGAAGCGGAAAAAGCAGGTTACAGCGATGTGGATTTAGTTTATAAGCTAATTGATTGTGAGAGTATGTGGGACTCACAGGCGCGCAATTCAAAAGGCAATACACCATCTTGGAGTAGTGATTGGGGAATCCTGCAATATAACGATTATTGGCAACGCAAAAATATAACAAAGGAGTGTATGCTGGACGCAAGGTGTTCAATTAAAAAAGGAATTGAGGACTTAAAAGCCGGCAAGGCAGGCCAATGGGCTTGTTATAAGCAAGTAAAATAATTATGCCAACATTAGAAAGACCATTACATAAAACGTGCCTTTGTGTGGATTGTAAAAAAAGAAAGTTATTAAAAGACTTTTCTAAAAGAACGACACTAGCCGGGACAAAAACAATAGGAAGTGTTTGCAAAAAGTGCATGATGATCAGAACTTATGCATGGCGGGACGCAAACAGAGATAAATTTAACGCTTATCAAAGGAAATATTGGAAAGCTAAGCGCGCTAATTCACTAAAGTAAAAAGTATGAAATCAATTATATGCCCGAAATGTAAAGAGCGAATAATGCCGCAGGCACAAGGTTCAACAAATGAGGACGGCGAATGGGAACAGGAATTTATGGAGTGCCCTTTGTGTGGACATATCCTAAAAGCAAGGGATCTACAGCCGGATGTAAAAGTATGAGGCAAGATAGAGAGTGCGAAAATTGCGGATGTTACGAATCAGCCCGCGCGGTAGTAGAACATCACTTATACCAACGATCAATACGCCCGGACTTGATAAAAGACCCAAACAACATAATAGATATTTGCTCGCTATGTCACGACTTAGCGCATAGGAGCAGAAATTTTGAACTATATTTAATCAAAACATTCTATGGGAACACAAAAAGAGCTAGAGCCGCTAGAGCGTCCGATGAAGTGGACGCCGGACGAAGATATGCAGATTTTTGATGAGGTGCGGAGGATACAAGAAACGATCAGACAGCACGGAGGCACAATGCCATATGAACGAAACAATAAAGCACTTGGCCTCATGGGAAATCACTATGCAAAGATGATGGAAAAAGCCGGAAAAGCAAAGGCTATGCGGGATGAATTATTTGCCGGATACTTACGGGATGGCGGGATGACAATAGGCCGGGCAGAGGGCATGGCAAAGGGTTCAGAGTTTGGCCAAAAACGCTCTTACTATGAGGCCGTAGCCATTGGATACCTCGAAATGATACAAGCCCTTAAAAAAGTAAATGATTTTCATAATAATGTAGCTAACAATAAATGCTAATATGGCCTATACAGAAAAATGCCAACATTGCGGACATGAAATAAGAGCATACATTCATAAACTTAATCAGCCGCTAGTATCCGCGCTTAGACAGCTTGTTGATCGTCACGAGGAATTGCGCCGGTCGATAAATTTACAAAAAGATTTGACCCTTACAAAAAACCAATATAATAATTTTCAGAAATTAACTTATTTTGGACTTATAGGACATACGACAAATGGCTGGTATCCTACACAGCATGGAATTGATTTTGTATACGGTAGGCAAAGTGCTTGGAATAGAGTAGCAACATTCCGAGGAAAAACAGTAGGTTTTGATCATCCGGTTTGGCTACATTCAAAGGTTAGACCCCGTGCGGTACTTATTCGCGAGGTTGACGAAGTGAGTTATAAACAGGCTTTGGACTATACCAACCAATAACATGCCTATGATTTTATTCTTTATTTGCGAAAATAGCAGAGAGGCCGAACAAAAAGCGTTAGGCTTACGGCTTAATGGCTATAATACGCAGATCAAAGAGGTGAAAAAAACACCTCATGGAGAGGAAAGAATATACAAGGTATTTGCAGAACGCATGGACAGATGGGAAATAGCGCGAGAAAAAAAAGCCTAGAAGAAAAGATAGACACATATTTTAACTCACTAAAATAAATTGTATGGAAGATAGATTTGAAACAAATTTTTGGCTAATGATAATTGCAATTTGCGTATTCATTTCTACATTTTGGCTAATGATAATTGCACTAAGTTCAACACCAACTCACTAAAATAAATTGTGAGGCTTAACCCCTCAACCCTTGCGCATAGGGTAGTGGCAAGGTTGCTCATAACAGCCTCCACCTAAGTGAGTTCAGAGCCTTGTGCGTGAGTGTTGTGCGGTTAATTATTAAGAAGATTTAATTTATGAAAGAAGACGAAATAAAAGAAATAATAGAAGCCTGTGCTGCTATTGAACACGAAAGATGGGCTAAATGGTATTTATGGCAAAGAGATAATTCAACACATGAGAATCTTGCTAGGTGGGATAGGCAAGCTAAAACACCTTACGCCGAATTAACAGAAGAAGAGAAAGAGAAAGATAGAGAGCAGGTTTATCCGTATGTTGACATAATTAAAATGTATGGAAACAATTCATGGGATTTAATTATTAAGAGAAAAATATGAAAGCAGAACCTAAATATAAAATCGGCGACAAAATCACACTAAGAGACACCTCTTACGGCATTTTGAATGAGTATAAGATTATGGCGTATGCGGATGGTTATTACATGTTGCGTTATCCAAGAGCTATGCCATTCGTAATGTCAGAGAAACATATTGATATAGGTATGAAATATGTATAGTTTAGGTATAGTTATACCTATTGGAAAATCAACATCCACTCATAAGCCGTTGGAATATACGGGATATATCGTATGGGTGGGCGTGGGTCTTTCAACAAGGAGAGCAACATGTACGGACAGAATGTTACCGAGCGTTACTTGGGCGAGAAGATTGTTACCGTGAACTGTACGGAAGCGTCACTCAAGCGCAAGCAAGAAAATGACGAAGTGGTCACGGTGCAATACGTTGGTGTACTCTTCACAGTCAAGGCGAGAGCGTTGACGGAAAACAGGGAGGACTGATGATCAAGTGTGTAGTCGGCTGTAAAAACTTCCGTGGTGTGGTTCACATGACCTTTGCGTCTTACCTCAAAGAACTTGCGAAAGACGGCGGAAGCAGATACATGGATGTGTATTGCAACCACGGCATTGAACGCTTCCGCATAAAATATATGCGAGAAGTGGAGGCTTACAATGGGTAAGTGGGAAAACTTCAAGGACTGGCAAGAGCGTATGCTCAACAAAGGAAAGGAGAAACCCCGTGTCTATCGCTTGGAAAGCTCTCACGCTTCTACTCGCCGTTCTCGGCGTGCTGGCATACGAGTTCATAAGACGGAGGCTTAGATGAAAGATGAGAATCATGCACGTTGCTTCATCTGTACTCGCCCTGCTACTCACCGCGATGGCGTTAACATCTGCGATTCGCTGGATTGTGCAATCATCTGGAAACAACAAGTCGTAGAGGAGATAATCAGCAAACGCCGGAGAGTCCGGCTGATCCAAGAAAGGGTCAAAGATGAAAACACACCTTATCGGTAGGCCAAGCACATTTGTCGTCTTGCTATCCGCTAACGGCAAGCCCCTCCGGTTCTCAATGGAAATGCTCGAAACGCTACGGCGTATGCAAGAGCAATCCAACAAGAGCGCAACAGATGATGGCGTTCTCACAGTTGATTGTTATGTTCAATTCCAACGCAAGCGTTTGCCGGTAACGGACATTGAACTTTACTCACGAGATGTGTTCATTCTCAACACCTCATGCGCATAGCCAACGAGGAGCGTTCCCCCCACGCACTTGTTGCCCAGTTTTGCCGTTCTGGACTCAAAAACGGCACTAACTTTTAATAACAATATATGAAACAACAAATAACAATTACAAAATCTTGGTACGACGCTTTGCTTGAAGAGATAAAAAGTTTGCAAGGTGCGGGTGATGGATACGGAGCTAATCAAGCTATCGCTCAACTTGTGAGACATGTCGAGTCGCTTGATGTTTATTTTAAGGAAGAGGAATAACAATATGCTTTTTGCCTAGTACATGGCCTTGATTCGCTCTTTTACATAAACATCTTACCCCGGCCAAACAACGGGAGTAAATTTTTTTCAAGGTCATTTACTAAGCAAAAACTAATTCACTAAAAAATAGTAGTATGAGTGAAACAGACATACAGCGAACGATTTTAGAGGGACTTTGGTATAACCGCGTTATTGCGTGGCGTTATCAAAATATCCCCGTGCCAATAAGACAGGGCGGCCGCATTACCGGCCTCCGGCGTGTCGATCAAAATAACATAGGCCTCCCGGACATAATGGCTATCTATAAGGGCATGTTCTATGGGATAGAAGTTAAAACCCGCATAGGCCGGCAGAGCAAAGATCAAAAAGAGTGGGAGCGAAAGATTAACGAGGCCGGAGGCAAATATATCCTTGCCCGGTCATGGGAGGATGTAAAGGAGGGAATGAAGCTATGTTGAAATACGAAACATCGTTTGGAGAGTGGGTACTATATTTTATTATAGGGCTTGCTTTAATAGTAATTTTTTTAGATATATGCATAAGGTAACAATAGTGGGCGAGGGGAAATTTACGGGGATAACTAACCAAAACAGCAAAAATGCTTTATAGTTAATATATATGACAACAATTAAAAGAAAATGCACTAAGTGCAATAAAGAGTATGCGATAGATTTGGATATTGATTTGAATATAGTCAAGCCAAAAGACTTGCAAAGAGTTCAAGAGGAATCAATGCAAGAGGCAGAAAAGAGATTAAGCGCAGAGATCGCCAAGTGCGATTGTCAAAATGTTACGGTAGCTAATGCAGAAATGGAAATGACAAAGGATAGTAAAGGCGAAGTAAAAGCTAAGTTATTTACTAGATAATATGGCGACAGTTAAGCAAAAAAAGGCAGTTAAGAAGTTAGTGGAAAATGGTGGAAACGTAAGTAAGGCAATGGAGGCCGCCGGATATACCAAAGCTACAGCAAAGACGCCGCAAAAATTAACAGAGTCAAAAGGCTATGCAGAGATTTTGGGTGAACACTTGCCGGATAAGTTATTGGCAAAGAAACATAAGGAGTTATTAGAGGCGACCGAAATTGGCCATATGGTATTCCCGCAATCTATGTCAGACGCGGCGATTAAAGAACTATTGGCGACCGTGAACTGTACGTCAAAGAAAATACAGCGTGGTGATGTGGCTGTTCATTGTTGGTTTTGGGCGCGGAATAACAAAGCAATTAAAGATGGGCTGGATTTAGCTTATAAGATTAAAGGTTCATACGCCCCGGAAAAGAAAGAACTTAGCGGCGGACTTAATTTAACGCAATTATGCGATAGTTTAGATGACTAAAAGCAACATCACAAAAGAAGATATAGAGTTATTTAAGAGCTTTAGAGCAAGCCCGCTTGTATTTGTTGAGAAGATGTGGGGCTTAAAACCGCAACCGATAAAGCCAGACCAATTTGTTGAGGTCAACAAAATGGTTGACGCGGGTAAGTGGAATGAAATCAAGGCAGAGCATTTTGAGCCTTTTATTAAGGGCAAACATATCACTTGGCAACAATGGATGATATTAAAAGCCGTAGAATTAGCGCGCGCTGGTAAAGCCAAGTCTAAAATTAGCATTGTATCCGGGCATGGCACGGGTAAGTCATGTTCTATTGCATGGCTTTTATTGTGGTTTTTGTTTTGTTTTAAGGACGCACAGATACCTTGTACCGCCCCAACGAGTAGCCAAATGCACGATATTTTGTGGAAAGAGGTTGCGATCTGGTTGCCTCGTATGCCTAAAGGAATTGCAGATAAATACTCATGGACTACGGAATATGTGAGGATTAAAGAAAGCCCGGAAACGTGGTTTGCCCGTGCGCGTACAGCCTCAAAGGAAAATAGCGAGGCTTTGGCCGGAGTCCATGCGGATCATGTCATGGTGCTAGTTGATGAGGCCTCCGGCGTATATGACGAGATTTTTAATACAGCAGAGGGTTCGATGACCGGGGAAAATGTTTTAGTTATTCTTATATCGAATGGGACGCGCTTAGTTGGTTACTTCTATGACACGCACCACGCAGACGCGCACAATTGGCAAAATATGAGCCTTGACGCGGATAAAAGCCCTATTGTGGTAAGAAAGTATGTTGACCGCATTATAGAGCGACACGGGCGAGATTCGGACGAATATAGTATCCGTGTGGCCGGAGGCTTTGGCCGTGAGGAGGGAGTGGACGATCAAGGCTATGTACCTCTATTGGTTGAGGCGGATTTACGCGAAGCGGGGACTAAAGAACTAAAGGGACGCGTAAAACTAGGCATTGACCCGGCCGGAGATGGTGGAGATATGGCGGCCGAGGTTGCGCGCGACCCGTACATAGCTAAACTAACAGCATTAGAAAAGACCTCTACACCTAAGACAATCGCCAATTCAGCAGTAGAAACAATCCGGGCTTATGAGATAGCCGGAAGTGATGTAGCTGTTGATAACTTTGGAATTGGCGCGAATGTTACGCAAGAAATAGCCTTATCAGCTAAACCCGGCGAAGATCCGATTAGGGCGCAAGGCGTGAATGTTGGATATAGCGCGCATGATGATGAGAGGTTTTTTAATCTAAGAGCCGAGTTGGCTTGGCGTATGCGCGAATGGATTAAGGCGGGTGGGGAGATTGTAGACCTTGATAAATGGCGGGAGGAATTACTATCTCTAAGATATAGGCGCACAGCCGGGAAAATCAGTAAGATTCAACTAATGGATAAACGAACGATGAAGAAATTAACTCTTAATCATGGCAAATCACCTAACAAGGCAGACGCGCTAATGCTTACGTTCTACACGCCGGACACAACCGCCGCGCCATACAAACAGCCGGAGTGGGAGAGTTTAAGCGAATATGAGGGATAATATGAAATTAAAAATACGATTTTTCATTTATGGAGCTTTAGTGTTTGGAGTAGTGCTAGAGCAAGAGGGAATAAAGAGAGGTAGTGGTACATTGGCGGGGAAGTCTATTGATGATGAGCATTATAGCGTTGTATCCGGCGATCATGTTGCGCTTAGTGATTTTGGCCGGATGTTAAAAATAAGGGGAAACGAAGCTAGAGGCGATGATTATTGTTTTTGGCATGTGTATCACGACGGAGCGATGGGGTTGGATTTTGCGCCTAGTGAAGAAAGAGCAAAAAAATCAGTAGCTAATCTTGCCGATTTGATTAAGCTCATGGGTGGGGAGGTTGATATAACAGATTTTGGAAGAGCTTTTTATAGAACCAATGAATATAAACTTTGGCCAAAGTTTAAGTAATGTAATTTATTTAGATTGATATGCAAGACTACAACGCAGACGAACTAAAGCAAGCAATGAATGAGGGTCTACCGCAATTGACACCATTTGCAGATAAAGCGATGGAGATTAAGCAAGCCGTCAATAGTTCTATACCAAAACCGCCTTTAGCTATGCGCCTTGATTATGAGCCGGAAACCGGGACGGCAAGGGTTGAGATTGTGTTTGATTTAGCAGAACCTAACGACTTAAAGGCTATCGGCGATATTTTACGGGATACGATGATTAAAGTAATATCTAATAAATTAAATGATTTAACGCATATGATACCAAGCAAAAAACAGATTGTGGATAAACAACAAGCCTTACTTAAACAGCGAGATCAGTTTATAATGGAGAAAACCCCCCGCCTGCATAGACTACTAATGGAGGCTTTTCCGCATTTGAAAGATTATTTCAAGTATTCAATATCAAATGTTGAGGGCGAACCCGGCAAGTTTATTCTATTGCGTGAAAAAAAAGGGAAGCTAAAAGAAATAGCAAAAAACTTTTAACCATAAACAAATCTCGCTAGATGTTTTATGGATACAACCAAATTGGTTTTACAACTACGCCAAGAATATAAGAATGGAATTGATTATAAGCAAGGCCGGGTTAAAGATTGGCAAGCAACAGAAGATCAATACTTCGGGAGAGTGAAAAAGACTCTTAAAGGACGTTTCAACGTCCCAATGCCCGTCATGTCGGGGTTCATTGATACCCTACTATCAAAGATTGATGACGCGCCGGTTATTAAATTCCGCCCGGTAGAAGAAGCGGACTTTAGACCAACAAAGAAATTGCAAGCATTTTATGATGTTGTAAGCAAATCAGAGGATAATGACTTTGACTCAAAGGACTTAGACGGAAAGAAACTAGCCTCATTCTATGGCCGGGCACTCTTTAAGACGTTTGCGGAGAGTGACCCAAAGTTCAAATTCAACCTACACGTCACAGACCCTTATGATTTTTATGTAGATCCGTTAGGCGGCGGAGATTTAGAGAACGCACGATATTGTGGAGAAGATAATATATTCAAAAGCAAGAGCGAACTAATAGCCGGAGCAAATGCCGGATTATACAATTCAAAGAACGTAATGTTATTGGTAAATGGTTTAGTTGAGAATACGATTTTAGATAATGACAATACCCAGCAGAATAAAGCAAACAGGCTATCAGCTATTGGCTTGACTAGTCGTATGCACAATTTCATGGGTGAGGGGATGGTTAGGTTGATCGAATCCGGCACAGTTTTTGAGGGTGAACGCTATTATGTTTTATGGGACTACAACACGGGATTAACTGTACGCGCCGAACCTTTAGAAAAGGTATTTGAAAGTAAACTTTGGTGGTGGACTTCATGGGCTACACATCGCGACGCGTTCAATTTTTGGAGCAAATCGCCGGCGGATGATATTAGACCGGTAGCCGAAGTAATCAAAATCCTTGCAAATCAAGAGCTAGACAATCGCCAGAAGCGTAATTTTGGCCAGAGAGCTTATGACCCGGATATGTTTCCGAATGGTGCAGAGCTTGAATATAGGCCAAATGGTTTAGTATCAGTAAAAGCCGGAGAAACTAAGACCCGCGCAATCGCAAGCGGTATATACGAATTTCAGACGCCAGAACTTAACGGAACGATCAACCTTGTTGATTGGTTAGATGGCATTATTGGCCAGAAATCCGGCGTTACGGCGGCCGCACAGGGATCGTCCGATGACAAAAAGGTTGGTATCTATCAAGGTAACATGCAACAAGTAGCAGACCGCTTAGGCTTATATAATAAGGCTTATGCCAAATGCCATGCGGCCATAGGTAGACGTTTTGTGTGGGGATGTTACGAACACTTGAATAAAGCACAGGCCGTTAAAATGATCGGTGAGGGTGGCGTCACATGGGACGAGATACGCAAAAGCGATATTAACCCGGATGTTGATATATTTGTTGAGTCTAGTTCTAATGAATTACGCATGTCAGAGCTTAAAAATGAACGTAGACAGGGAGCAATCGCACAGATATTAGCAGACCCAGAGATTAAAAAGAGTGTCAATCAAAATTGGTTAGCGGAGCAATTGCTACTTGCCGGCATGTTTGATGATGAAGATGTACGCGTTGCCTTAGATACAGAGAATGACGGCAATAGGGAGGTACTAGCCCGTGCAAGTGAGGCTATCCAAGAAATTATCAAGGGCAAAGAACCCAAGTTATTCAGAGGCGCGACAACCGCATATCAACAAAAGATACTCGACTTCGCGACAGATAACACGGATGATGACTTAGAGCTATTTACTAAATTAACGGACTTCGCCAAAGCACATGATAAATTGGTTATGGAGAATATGAGCCGCAAAGCTATGCAGGTTAGAAATAGAGAGGGATTAGGCACACCAGAAGAAGCACCAATGCCAGCCATGCCGGGAGCAATTCCGGGTATGCCAGAGCCAAGCGCGCCGCCAATGCCAGCACAACCGATGACACCGACACAAATTTAATATGAAACCACAAGACGTCTTAAAAAAACTTCAAAACCTCAATCGTGGAGAATATGATGAGGCCTCGTTGATGATGATTGACGCATGGGCTAAGAGCATTGAGGAACTAGAGGCCAAAAGTGCAATAGCTAAATTGGATGTTATCCAAAATATGATATCCGGGTACGCTGGGAGTATCACAGGAATTGACGAGATCTTGTTATTTAAGCGGGATTTAGAACCTTTAGAACGGCTTAACCTACTAGACCGTAGAGAATTATTCCAAAATTTTATTAACTCTTTTGATGTGGATAAACAGTTAAATGATTTAACGACAGAAATTAACAACAATCTATGATAGATAAAATCAAAGCGTTGTTTTATACGCGAAAAATGCTTAACATACAGCAATTTGCTAGAAACCATAGAGGATATTTAGTAATAGTTTGCGACCCAAAAGATGACACAATGTTCATGTCTTACCGTGGTAGGCAAGTTAGTGCTAAAATAAAATCAGAGGATGGTAGAAATCATAAGGTAGTTAAGGGAGTATTGAAACATTCTATCTTTGAAAGGGAGATCGATAGATTCATAGGCGGTATCATGCAGGGAATGAAATTATCGCTAGAACATGGTAACCAATTTTATCAATTTATTGACGGTGCGTTATTTAATATTTCTAAGTCATTAAAGAAGAAAAAATGATATGTCAAAAAAGACTACGACCCAAGAGGTCAAAAAACCAATAGCCGAAAAAGAGGTTATAACTAAAACAGAAGCTACGCCGGAAAAGAGAACAGCTAGTCATTCAGAGTTATTAACCACAAAAGGCCGTTTTTCGTTATATGCAGAAAAAGATGTGTTTGTTGTAAAGGATGTTTTAGGCCGTGTGCTTTGTTCATGTGAGAATGAAGACGCCGGAATGAAGAAACTTCGAGGATTCGCAAGATAGAACCTTACAACTTACAAATCTCGCAACCTTTGGGGGCTATTCGTAGGCCTCTAATGAGGGTTTTTCCGCGAGATTTACCCGAATTAGATGTTTACGAATAACCCCCATAAGGGGGTTTTTCAATACGCCAAACGTGGGCTATATCACGTTTCTAAGTAATCCCTAGCTTTTAATAGGGTATGCGGGGAAGCCTCGCATTAAATAATCACTTTATGTCAGATGACATTCAAGGGAGCGAAGACCCCTTAATAAAAGAAGTCTTGGAAGAAATTGCCGCAGAAGAAAACGGCAATAAAGCAACGCCGGCCGAAACGCCAGCCGAGCCGATAGAACCGGTGAAAACCGAGGAAATCAAAACGGAGGAAGCGGTAGAGGATAAAACCGATGACACCGAACCTCCGGCGAAACCTAACAGGGAGGTTAAATACGTCCCAGTAGGCAAGCACAATGAAGAACGCCATAAGCGACAAGAGGCCGAGAAATTGGCCGCAGATCGTGAGATACGGATAAAGGAGCTAGAGGCGCAATTCAACAACAGTAAGCCAAGTGAGGATAATAAAGACGATATTGCCGAGGCCGCAAAGCTACTCGCAGAGCGCAACGGCATGGACGCGGATTTGACCACGGACTTTGTTAAGTCAATTGTGGATATAGCCGCAAAGCGCAACGTCTTGCCGGATGAAATTAAGCAAAAACTTGATAACTTCGAGCAAATGACAGAGCGCGCAAGGTTAGCGGAAAATGAAACAAACCAAGAAAAAGGATTTGAAAAAGAATTTGCCGCAATCGTTACAGAATTTCCGCACTTAGCAGATCAGAAAGACGCATTAAAACAGATTGTGTTTTCTGAAGATAATATAAATACCCCACTTCGCCCGTTGGCATTGGAGTACATGCACGATAATCCATCTCCACAGGATGGGAAAAAATCAGCCGAAACGCCCACACAAGGCGGCAGTAGAACCGAGGCAGTAGATTTTTCTAGTATGACCGAGGAACAATTTGCCGGATTGAGTGAGGAACAAATGGTTTTGTATGATCAATGGTCAGCGAAAAATGGCAAGAGCAGATAAAAAAGCATGGGGTTAAAATCTGTTAAACAAATATATGAGCAATACACTTACCCCAATGTCTCCTACTTTTTGGAGCAAAATCATGGGACGTAAACTTTATAAGAAAGTTGTTTATAAGGCTTTGGCCTCCACAGAGGAACAAGCAACATTAAGCATAGGTACTAAAGTTGACCGTCCTTACCGCAGTGATTTAGTTGTAGAAAATTACACTAAAGGCACAGCCGCAACAGCACAGGATTTAACAGCAACAACAGATAAGCTAGAAATCAACAAACAAAAGACAATTCTTATGTACGTTGATGACGTTGATAAGATTCAGAATAAATGGAGTGCCGCTAAACTCTGGGCGGAAGAAGCCGCAGAACGCTTGGCAGTTGCAATCGACGCAGAATTTCTTTACGAAGTTACAAATGCGGGCGATACAATTGACGACGGCGACTTAGGCGGAACAGCCGGAAACCCGATAGCCGTATCAGTTTCCAATATTTCTAACATTATTGCTAAAATCAACCGTAAGTTAGATCAGAATAATGTTGATATGGAACGCGCAAACCGTTTCATGGTTCTTTCACCTCAATTCTATGATTTTTTGTGGTCTTATATCGCAGGTAAAGAAACTCTATTGGGTGACAAAACCGGTGAATTTGGCAACATGGGACGTTACGGAGGTTTAGAACTCTTTATGAGTAACAACCTCACAGCGTCAGCAGTATGGACACCGGCAGATAATCCCGCAGATGAAGCAACAATCACAATCTCCGGCGTTGTTTTCACATTTCAATCTGTTATCGGCACAACCGCAGGTAATGTCTTACAGACAACCTCAACAGCCGTAACACTTGATAACTTGGTTGATCTAATCAACAACCCAACATCTTCAACCGCAAACCATGTAGCCTTTACCGGCGCAGATCTGAGGACTGTTCAACAGATGGTTGCAGTTGATGGCGCGACTTACGTTACTGTTTATCACAAGGGTCAATCTTATCTAACAGTTGCTAGTTCAGAGGCCTTAGATTTGTGGTCAAATGAAACCCAACATTGTTTAGCAGGTGTTAAAAAAGCTATCGACCTTGTTATTCAGCTTAACCCGGACGTTGAAATGGCCTCTACCGTTTCTGCAGGAAAGCGCGGTATGAATATCATGCCAATGACAATCTTTGGCGTTAAGACCTTTAATCAAGGTACAAACGAAATCTTAGACGTTCAGCTTGACTCGTCCGGCTACTAATCTTTGATTGGATAATTCACTTAACCAACAACGATTATGGACAAAGACAATAAAGTAATTGCTATTTCCCTCGTAGTTGTATTGTTGATGGGTGCGGCATTAGTGCGTTTCGGCGCATTTGCCGGCTCATTAACTTCACCAACTGTAGTGATCGAAAATGTAGAAACTCTTAATCTAAGCGGCATTGACGCCGGAGCAGATGGAGTTTTGGGCGGACTCGTTCACAATATCCAAGAAACTTTTGACGCTGGTATTGCAGTAGGTGGTACAGAGGTTATCAGTTCGTCCCGTGGGCTATCAGCCTCAACGGCAAACGTAACAGGCAATCTTTCACAAGGTGAAGCAAACACAACTGGATATGTTTATTTCGGCACAACCGATGGTTGCGGCGCGATGACATTTTCAGCAAGTGGAACGACACCAACACTAACACCAACATCAACATCATTCTGCAATTAGTTTGAGAGTTCGTGTTTTTCCTTACCCTCTTTATAGAGGGTGAGATAAAAATATGAATATAAAACAACTCGCCATAGGATTGATCGCAGGCATTGCCCTAATGTCAGTTTTTCAATTCTTTAATACTAAAAACAGCCCGGAAATGCTGGGAGCTGTACCATCCAATGGGGGATTGATAGGCATATATAACGCCTCTGATTTAACCTTGCGCGACGGGTACGGTTCGGCATTGGCTACAGACCAACACGGCCGTTTAATTACAACCTCAACATCACCATAATATGAAAATACCAAAGTTCAATAGCGATATATTGTTTGCAGGGTTCGGGCTTCTTGCACTCATTGGCGGATTTTTAATCAGCCGCGCTTTAATTAGTAGCCCGGTTATTGGAGCAACCCCGGCAAGTGGGAATCTACCCGGCATTTATAATGCGACCACAACGGATCTAACCTTGCGTGATGGTTACGGTTCAGCTCTTGCGACAGACGTTGCAGGCAGGCTTATTTTAAGCCCCTCATCTAGCGGTGAGTTTGATACATTAACGGTAGGCACTTTTACAGCCACAACAGCAACAATCACAGGCGTATCAGCAGGTGATATTTTGCCAAGTGCAAATAACACTTATGATATAGGTTCAGGTGCATTATCTTGGAAAGACGTTTACGCAAGCGGAACGGCAAGGTTTGGTAGTATCGTTACCAATTCAGGAACAGTAGGCGCAAGTATTACAAATATCGGTGGAGTTGTAACAACAATCTCGGATAGTACGGCTGGTGCTTATGGTCTTAAAACTACGGGAGCAGTAAGAATTGATGGCGTAACTTTAACGGCAGATGTTCAACCCATAACTAATAACACCAAAAATCTTGGTTCAGTCACAAGCGGCTGGAAAGACGTTTACGCTAGTGGAACATTTCACGGTGCAGATGTAGATTTATCGGGTACTCTAGATGTTGGTGGTAATACAAGTCTAGGCGGGACGCTGGGTGTTGACGGTAATGTAATTATGGACGGTTCAAGCAATAGAGCTAATGACAATAAGGTTATTGGCTACGGTTCGGGATTAGATTATTGGGGTACTTATGTTTCAGCCGATACAGAGTTTAATTTTTCAAGCACAAATGTTGATGGAAGTGGCACAGACGGTACGCTTTGGAGCATTGTAGATGGTACTGATACGGTTGCTTTTCCGGGTACAATTCAAACAGGTCAATTTACATTTGAAGACCAAGACGAGGCATCATTTTTAACTTGGGCAGATATGGGGTGCGTAGGCACAACAGCAGGCGAACAATGTTCTTATATCGCAAAATTAGGCGGTGAATACATGATGAAGATGTACGGAGAGCATGACGGCTCTGGAAATGTTCAAAATCAATCAATCAACATGTACCCGGACACTCTAAAATTCGGTAAGCGTGATGTTACGAGCTATATGTATATTGGAACGACAGACGGTTGCGGAGCTTTGACATTTACAACATCAAGTACATATCCAACTCTAACACCTACTAGCACATCATTCTGCAACTAAATATGAAAAAACTACTCATTGCATTTTTAGCACTTACAACCATATTGTCATTGGGTAATTTTGCGGTTGCGCTTGGTGGAGTAGCGATGGTTCAGGGAGAAAAGCAGTTGGTTGTAAATGGTGATTTTGAGGATGGTACGAATGGATGGGCTTTAGGTTCAAATTGGAATATTACTGATGGAAAGTTGGTTCATTCAACAGGTAGTACAGCCTCAACACATGACTCATCACCTAAATTAACATTAGGAGAAACTTTCAAAATAACATATAAAGTTAGTAATCAAACTTCTGGTTCTGTTAAAATGTACATAGGTTCAACAGGTGTTGGTATAACGAGAACAACAAACGGAGTGTTTTCTGAAAATGTGGTTTGTTCTGGTAACACTTATATTTATATAATTCCAAGTACAGATTTTAATGGTAGTATAGATGACATCTTCATCACCGAATACGTTGGCGAAACACTCAATGCAGAAAAGCAATTACTTGCAGATGGCGACATGGAAGATCCGCAGACTTACGGGGCGGAGATTTTAGTAGATGGTGATATGGAAGATATTGCGGTTGGTTATAATTCCGTTAATGGTGCAATAATAACGAAAGATACAGGGGTGTTTTATTCTGGAACACGAAGCTTAAAGATTGAGAGCACGGGCACAGCTTATGCAGGGGGCTACAAATCATCGGGTAGTTATGTTGACGGTCATAAATATAAAATTACTGGCTGGGCTAGGGGCGATGGTACAAGTGGCATTGCATACATACAAAAAGCAACGGGTAGAGTTGCCGTCAGTACAGCCTCAACCGATTGGCAGTATTTTGAAGTAAGCTCTTTGTCTGTTGGTACGGCATTTTATTTATTTAATGTTAGTGCAGTAAGCAGTTCGGCAGTATATTTTGATGACGTATCAATTGTAGAAATTACGGGCGGTACAGATGATTGGAACGCATTTAATTCTTTAGTAGTTAAAGACTCAACAAATCCATATGATGGCAACCAAAACATAAAAATCACTAGGACAGGTTCAAGCGGTTGCGTTTATCAAACAATCACAGCAGGAACATACAGAGTTACAGGGTGGGCAAAGGGTGATGGAACTAATACACCAACAATTGCTATCACCACAGAGGCTTGCGCTATTCAAGGTTATCACTGGTCAGGAACAGCCTCAACCGAATGGCAACCTATTGATTTTGTAGCAGATTTTACAGGAACTAGCTTTGCTTTATACCCCGGCACAACCACAGGATACTCAACAGAATTTGACGATATTCAAATTACCGAATATAAAGGCGAGCTAAAAGACGGAACGAAACAGATTTTGGCAGACGGCGATATGGAAGATCCGCAGACGTATGGGAGTGAAGAACTTGCAGATGGTGATATGGAGGCGGTAGGTGTTGCTTCTTTTGGGGCAGACAATAGTGCTACTCTATCAAAAGAGGCAGGGGCTAGAACTGGTGGAAGTGGAACGCAAGTTTTAAGGGTTGAGAAGACGGACAGTTGGGGTGCGGCTAGAGAGCCAAGTGCAATAGAAAACACGGGAACATATTTAGTTTCAGGTTGGGCTAAAGGCGACGGCACAGCTTACCCAGCGATTGGACAAGGTTCAGTTGAGAGTATTTGGATTGGTACAAGTTCAACCGATTGGCAATACTTTGAAGAAGTATTTGAATCAAGTGCTACTTACGTCAGAATGACAAAAGGCAGTACAGCAGGGACGACATATGCAGAGTTTGATGACGTATCAGTTGTAGAAATTACGGGCGGTACAGATGCTTGGGGTGCAAACAATGCACTATTAACAAAAGAAACAACTGATCCTTATAGGGGCAATCAGTTTTTAAGAGTTACATATAATGGGGCAAACGCTTACGCTTTTCAAACACCATTCGTTGTAGGAAAAACTTATAGATTGACTGGAAAAGCTAGGGGCGATGGAACTCTTCCTCCGGCAATAATCAACTATATAACAACTGTTTGGCAAGGTACTAGCTCAACAGAATGGCAGGATATTGATGAAACTTTTGTGGCAAGCGGACAATCAAACCTAAAGCTCAGAACATCTGCGGCTGGATATACAGATTATGACGAGATATTCCTAACCCAAATTGACTAAATATGGATATACCAAAATCACTCATAGGCGTAGGTTCGGTAGCAGTTCTTGGAGCAGGAATGTTATTGGCGGTAACGCTTACTAAAGAACCTATGATTGGCGCAGAGCTTGAAATTGTAGAGCTTGTTAAGCCGGTGACAGTCGAAACATCAATCAAAGTTTTAGATAAAGACAAAAAACTTGTCACACCAACAGCCAAACAGTACGAGGAATTAAAGGCAAAACGACGCTCAAATATCGATTCTAACGGACATTTCGTAGGTACATGGCAAGAACTACAAGAATATATACAGCTAGTCAATGAGGGGGCAAAATCAAAGGATGAGCAACCAATAAATGGAGAATACAATAAGCCATTTTTTGAAAAAACAAACGAACAACTAACCCCTATAGAGGGGACGCTAACTATTAAAGAAACTAAATAATATGACAACAAAATATTGGTTAGATTCAACGACGGTAAAAGCAACCCTAGCGCAGATTTTTCCTGTACTTGTTTTGCTACTCAAAGCATTTGGTGTTGAAGTTTTGCCCGGAGAGGCAGATGTAATCATGCAAGGTATAGCCGGGCTTGTAGCTATGGGTGGTGCTATCTATGCAATATATGGTCGATCACAGGCCATGGGAGGCTTGCATTTTGGTAAACAAACCGAGTTTTTGCCAACGCCGGCAGAAGATTCTGAAGATGAACCAGAAGATGAACAAGAAGAAATAGTTGAATAATCTATGGGAGAGCAAACACTAAAATACATAGACAAAAAAACAGCCATCTCGATTGGCTTGATAACATTTTTTATCATACCAACAGTTACAGCTATTGTTTTTGCGCTCAATGTTAAAAATGACGCAGAGCATTGTAATGAAATGGCGGCAGAAAACAAATCTCGTATCATCAAACTAGAACTCAATCAAACACAAATACAAAATAATTTTGGCAAAATGGAAACAAAGCTCGATTATCTTATTCAGATTATAGAGGAACTAAAAAAAGGGATTGAGTAGGTCAATTATTTATAAAGTAAACTTAAAAATTACTTAAAATTCTTAACGGGCATAGCCCAAAAAATATATGATAGAAGAAGAAAAACAAGAAGTTGTTGAAACCCCAGAGGTTGAAACAGAAGAAACCCCGGAGATCGAAACCCCGGAGAGTGCGCCAGTTGAGGAAGTAGCCGAAGAAGTCATGGGTGAAGAAAAATTGCCGGAGGACACACCTGTTACCGAGTAATTTAGTTGGAATACCTTATTTCATTGCAGTACAGCTCATGGCAAGGATGTGGTGAAATAAGCATAATCCCCAGCCCTTGGTTGCGCGAGGGTCTAGGATTATGAAAAACATTATTTTTGCAGACGACAAAACAATCAAACAGCCAAAAGGTGCATTGATTGTAGAGAAACCACAGGAACAAGATCATATCCTTGGCGGAGAAGCCGGAGAAGATTTTGATATTCTAATGGAAAATGGCCAATGGCTTGATGAGAGGCCAGAGCCGGAGCTACAAAGAAATAACAAAGGCGACACGTTCATGTGTGTTACATACTCATTGAATAATATCCATGAGTATATTTATAAGAAACGCTATGATGAGATAATCAATTTTAGTGATATTTTTGTTGGTGTGGGTTCGGGTACAATTCGGGGACGTGGCAATAGCAAGCGCACAGTTGCAGAGTGGAAAAGAACACATGGCTGGGTTAAAGAGGGCGACTATCCTTATTTAGATGACATGACACTTGATGAGGTTTATAAACCCCTAACAAGCGCATTACTAAAGAAAGGCTTGGAGGGCTTGGATTTAGCAACAACCCGCTATAAATGGGTAGGAGATAACAGCGCAACGGCGATCAAAGCCGGGCTAAAACATTCGCCGGTTCAAGTTGATGTTCAGCAATACAATATTAAAAATGGTATTGTTTATTGGAATAGTGTTAGTCAAGCGTACATACATGAGGTTGCTATTGTGGGTTATGTAGATGGCAAATATTGGATTATCGAAGATAGCGAAAATGAACAATATCTAAAGTACGCATGGAATTACCCTTTTGGTAGCCCCATGATTCATTGCATTAAAAAAACTATGAAAATTGAGATACTCAAAAAAAAAGGTCATTCCGCACTATGTGTGAAGACCTACGACGAGCCATCCTTGATAGCTTTTTCTGGGGGGGACATAACGGCCGAAACGCTTTTTAAGAGTGTGTACGGCATAAGAGGTTGGAATGAAGTGCCAATAAAAGAAGTAGACGAGTGGCCATTCCCAATAAAACATATCTTTAATTCTAACCCATATCGCGGAAACTAATATGACTGGTACAGAAATTATAACAATGTTTCGCAATTTGATTGATGACTCACTCGATAGCGATTTTGAGTTGCAACTATTAAATGGCGCGCGCCGCAAAGTAGAGGGCGAGCGTGATTGGGAGTTTTTGAAAAAAGAGGATAGTTCAAAATCAGCTACAAATTCAGCGATAGATTTACCAAGTGACTATATGCGGACACTCGCGCTATACGTCAACAATGAGAAATACATGCAGATACCGTTTGAACAAAAGCGGTTATTTGTTAATTCGTCAATGCGTTGGTATTTGGATATGGCTAACAGTCAATACTATATTCTAGGCGCAAATCTATCGGGAATGGTTAATCACTTTTATATCTATGACCCGGACGAAGTAACGGCCAGCACAGAGCCGGTATGGCCTTGCGCGCATGAACTCATAGCTTATGAAATGGCCGAGCAATATTTTGCGATAGATCAAGGAGATAAAAATTATACTTGGGATGACAGAATGGTTATGCAAAAAAGTCTATATCATAATCAATTAGTAAATTGGCAAACACAAATAACTAGGCGTTCAGTAGAAAATGCCGTGCCGGATGACTACGGTGCAGAATATGACTTAGGGTCAATGTAACTATGAAAACATTTTCAACCAAAAATTTTAAGTATGGCGTAGTAAACGCAATCGAACCACAATCTATCCCGGATGGTGCGGCCGCCGACTCTTTGAATTGGTTGACACAGGGCGACAAAATCGAATTAAGCCGGGGGTCAGATGTAATTGGCACAGAAACCTCTGGGAGTGGACGTGTAACGGGTGTACATATCGCCTACAAATCAGATGGCACAGCTATTGCGTGGAGATCAAGAGGCCAGAAAGTAGAATATTACGATACAACAACATCGGATTGGGTAGAATTAGGGTCAGATATTCTAGGCGCGGACGCGGACGGTGAGGACGTTTCATTTGCTAACTACAATACAAACGCCGGCGCGCAACTTTGGATATGTTCGCCTAAAAGTTCTTTGTTCAAGGTGATGACGGCCAACCCGGACAGCTACGCGGATATGTATAGTTCGGCCAAGAATTTTAAGGGCTTGATAGCAATTAAGCAGAACCGCATGTGGTTATGGGGGCGTGACAATGACAAGACAGGTCTTTATGGGTCATTTATTGATACAGCGTCCTATACGACCGTGACAGCCGAGGCAACAACCTCACTTACAGGAACATTGGCATTTAAGGCTGGGGGAGCTATGAGGACGTGTTTTGGCGTTGCTATCACTATCACAGGGACGGGAGAGGTATATACAGACGACTACAACGGCATTTTAACCGGGGACGCTGGGGGAACTGGAACGATCAACTATATGACCGGCGAATATACGTTAAGCAATGCGGGCGTAGGGACGGCAGATTATCAATGGGAGGATTCGACAAGTAAAGGAATTGCAGACTTTACCAAATCAGCTACACGCCTTGCCGGTGAGGGTTTTATATTTAGGCAGGATGATGGGGGAGGGGATCTGCAAGGTGTCTTTACTTTGAATGATACGGATTATTGTTTTCACGAAAATAAGACATGGGCTTTGACACTAACAGCAGACGATACAAACGCGACCAATTTGCCGTTTAGATATGCGGTTGGCATACCTAGCAAGCGCGCGGCCATATCATCATCAGTTGGTATTTTTTACATAGACAATTCAGACGGTAGCAAGCCGAGGTTTAGAAAATTGTATATCAATTCACAATCAGAAGTATCACCAAAAACAGTAACGGAAAATATAAAACTTGATGGCTATATATTCGATGATTGTCAGATGTTTGAATGGAGCGATTATATTTTATTCACCGGACGCACAGAGGATTCAACGGTAAACAACCGGCTTTTCATGTACCACAAAACATGGGGGAGCGTAGATATTCGCGATTATTACTTGTCAAAAATTGAAGTTTATAACGGCGCGTTGATTGGTGGTGAGTCAATATCTAATAACGTACTTACTTTGTTTAGTGGGTTCGATGATTCAGACTCTTTAATCAATAATTATTGGGAGGGTAGAATATCAGATTTGCAGATTGAAAATGTAAAAAAGGTTAGGCATTTATGGCTAGAGGGTGAGATACAAACAAATCAATCTTACGATGTTTATATAGACACAGACCGGGGAGGCTGGACGCTAGTTGGCACAATCGAGGGGACAGGTAGTTATGTTGACGTTGGTAATGCAATCAATGTTGGCGCAAACACAATTGGTTCAAAGGAAATTGGCGGAGGCGGTGACGATGTAGAGGCATACCATTATCTAACGGCATTAAAATTAGGGCTTGATAAATTCGAGAACAGGCAATTGCGCTTTGTTGCGCAGGGGATTGGATACGTTTCAATTACTAGAGTTGTTGATCACGACATAAGATTATACGCTAAAAAACTTATTAAGAAATATCGCTAAATATGAAAAAACTATTTTACATTTTGTTGGCCGCGCTTTTCGTAGCCCTCCCAACCTACGCCGCGCAAGTTTTAATACAGCCCGGCGACACACTATCAAAAATCGCACAACGAAACGGCACAACCGTTGAAGCGTTGGCACAGTTTAACGGGATTGATAACCCGGATTTAATTTATGCCGGACAGACTTTAGAAACCGGCGATCTAGTAGGTGCTACTATTCCAACAGTTATTGCATTGTATTCAGATTCTCTAGCGTCCCGCATGTCAAGCACGGCGGAGACATTTACCCTTGTTAGAGGTACGGACAAACAAGACCGGGCATTATCCGGATTTTATGGTTTTGTAATTGATGAGGGTTCAACAAGTGAGGAATTTGTGACCGCTACCTGTTCATCTACGGCTTGTACGGTAGTAACGAGAGGCATTGACGTGCAAGACGGCGAAACCTCTATTACAGCCCTAAAATTTGAGCATAGGCGCGGTGCTACGGTTAAGATGACGAACTATCCGCAGTTAGCAATTCTAAGCCGGATACTAAACGGCACAGAGTCCGCAAGCTCTACGTTCATGTTTGGTAATGGGGAAACGTCACAGAACAAAAAACTAATGGCAGATAATGCGGACGCTAACTTGCCTTTTTTACAATACAACGAGTCAGCAAATGAATGGCAGTATTCAGACGATGGCGTTTCAACGGTGGCTATCAATTCGGGTGCGGCCGGTGGCCTTACAGCGTCAACAACAAAAGGCATAGGCATAACAGACTCAAAGATTTATATAGATTTATTGACTGGTGGAGGCCTTAATTTTACAAATGGAGGGTTACATATCTCATCATCAACAGCAATAACCATTTCAGACCTAACAGCAGGAACTACCGCAGATCAATTCCAAATCAGTACGGACGCGGATAGTAGCGATGACCCAACACGTTATAGTCAATCTCAAACGATGGTATCTCAAAACGAAAGTACGTCTACATCCGGGGAAGCATTTGCTTATTGGGATTCACTTTATGTTAAAGCCTCCGATGGAAAACTTTATAAAACGGACGCGGACGGTGACGAGAGTACATATTCTTTTATTGGCTTTGCTCTTGACGCGGCTACTGGTGCAGATGAAACGGTAAGATTTGCAAAGCCCGGCGCAGTTGTAACGGGAGCGTCAAGCCTTACAGCCGGATCATATTATTATATATCAGGAACAACTGGTTCTATTTCAGTAACCCCTCACGCAACACGCCCAGCGAAAGTAGCACAGGCATTATCGACAACATCATTCCGAGTTATTGAACCTAAGTTTATAAGGCTCGGTTCACAATCTGTTACATCATCTACAACATATGCCCAGACAACAGGCTTTTATCCAACAAGGATTGAAGTAACAGCCGGAACAACGCAAGCGCAGGGGGGCATGTCAATTGGAGATGACTCGAATAGATGTACTTATATAGAGGGGTTAGGTACAGAAGTTCATGGTGGAGTAACAGCTAAGGCTTGGTATGTTTACGACGCTAACGCCTCACAAGTTGAAAACGCGGGGACGGTGACAAGCAAAACCCAAACAGGCTTTACATTATCAGCAAGTGACTACATAACAACAGCGACCGTTTACTGGACGGCTTATAGCGAATAAAAAAAATTCTTAAAAACTTATTATGAAAACAGTCCAAGACATGATAAAACAGGTTGAGTCAGAAAACCTGTCAAACGTAGCCGCCCGGAGTGTCGCAGACCCGAATAAACTTATTACGGGCGGCACAGTAGGGAGTACACAAGCAAATGGGATGATAGCCCCAACAGCAATCAAAAACCAAGCTATTACTACTAATAAAAATGTTGACTCATACACGCCGGAGGCCGTAACAAAACCAACACCTATTGCGCCAGCCCCGGCGCAGACTTCGCGTTATTACGATGAGAGCGCAAAGACTTGGAAAGATGGAAGCAAACCGACAGCGACCACAGCCCCGCGCTATGACGCAAGCGGAAATCTAGCCGGAGGCACAAGATCGGATGGCAGTACAATGTCTTTGGAGGAATGGAAAGCCCAGCAAAATGCGGGAGTAGATGAAAACGCAATCAGAGAACAAGTGCGGTCAGAAAATCAAGCCCGGATTGACGCTATCAATGGTGCTTATGATTCAATGATTGGTGAACGTAGGGTTGTCAATGAGGGTAATTTAGGAAAGACCCGCGCGGTCAATGCGAGATCCGGTCTTATTGGGTCAGATTTTGGCGACGCAAATACGAAAAATCAAGAAAATGCAAACGCAAACGCACTAAAAGCTATTGAGGTTGAACGCGGACAACAAATATCTGCTATCTACACTAAAATGGACGAGGTATCTTATAACAGAATACAGGCCGAAAAGGCACAGGCCTCAAATGACGCGGATGGTTACGCTAATTATATTGCAAAAGCACAAGAGGCGGCGAGCGCAACTATTGAAACTTTAGGCACGGCCGGATATAGCATTGACGATATTAAGGCCGATGACCCGGAGAGGTTGCAACAATTACTAGAGTCAACAAACATGAGTGAGTTAGAATTGGCGGCTAAATTAAACATGTATAAACCGGCAGAAGAAAAGATTGATTGGAAAACGGATATTAAAGGCAACTACTTAATGGCCTATGGCATAGATCCAAAGACTGGGGAAATGAAATATTACACACAGGAATTACCGGCCGACGCAGTAGGTAATGATGTTAAGATTGTTGACGGTGAATTGTGGAGCGTTACCCCGGATGGATTGAGCGCGACTAAAATTGGCGGTTCAACAAAAGGCGACTATCAATTCATAAGTGGAAACGACAACACGCAGGCCGGTGTATTTGATAAAAATACTGGAACTTTTGAACCTAAAGCCGGGAAATTTGGCGCAGGAGTTGAGAACCCGTGGGGCGATAGTTACGATGGAGGCACAACGTCCTCTGATAGCCCCTATACCTCCGGCGTTGATGAGTTTGACAGGTTAGTGGATGGAATTGCCAACATGGAGTCCGGCTTTAATTACGGGGCGGTTTCGCAGGCCTCCGCAAATGGTGACCGAGCATATGGCAAGTACCAAATTATGGGTAATAACATTCCGTCATGGAGTAAGGCGGTACTAGGGCAATCAATGACAGCACAGGAATTTTTGAAGAACCCAGAGGCGCAAGAAATCATAGCCCGTAAGAAGTTGGCAGAATACTATCAGAAATATGGAACGGTTGAGGATACAGCCTCAATGTGGTTTAGCGGACGCCCGGCCGCCGGCAATAATTCGGCCGACGTGTACGGGACGACCGTGCCGGCTTATATCAAGAATATTACAAGCTATGTAAGAGGCGGAGGCGCGACAAAGAGCAACATGCCGGTTGTAAAATCAGCCGGAAGTAATGACAACATGCCGGTTACTAAAGTTACTGGTAATGACAACATGCCAACCTCATTGAAGCCCGGACTAAAGGAGGCGGACGTTGCGGAGGCCGTTACTACTAGAATTGGAACTAGCGGGGATCTTGGGGAAGATGGTTTTTTGTCGCCAGACGATTATCAGAAATACCGCAATATGTGGACGCAGGCCGGTTATAGTGCCACATCGTTTGATACAAAAATGAAAGGATACCGCAACCCGAATAACCCGGATTATGCGGTAAATAAGAAATCAACAACATCGAGTAGCGGAGCGTCAACATGGCAAGACATACTTAACGAACCCGAAGAATAAAAAATATATGGCTTTTTGGGACTCATTGAAAGGTACGGTTGTAAACGCGGCAAAATCAACCGTAAAATCTTTTAATCCCTTAGCGGGATTTGGGATAGATTTATACGATAACAGCAAAAGGATTAAAGAGGCCGAGGCAAAGAAGCGCGCGGGGGCTATGGAGTTTGGCGTTGGTGTGGGATTGTCGAATGTTACAGAGGTCAAATCATATCCAAGACGCGACACAGTAGAAGCGATCAAGCGCGGTGAGGAAATCAAGGTAACGCCTAACCCGGTTAAAACAAGTGAAGTTACAACAGCTAAAAATGTTATTAGCGAGGGCGTAGAGAAACAACAGCGATTTAATGAGTATTCGCCCGGAGGTTTAGGGATGACAAATCAATCACGGTTTGGGGATTATCTTTTTAAGGGAGGGTTATTAAAGGATGTAGGGCAAGCCGCGACACGCACGGCAATGGGCTTAGGGATGGACGCGGCAGGACAGCAAGGTAAATCATTTCAGCCTAAAGGTAATTTTTCACGGTTTTTATTTGGTGATGAAGAAGTCAAATCAATGAGTAAAGAGGCCGGAGATTTTAATAGAGATTATACAAATAAAGCTATTGAATTTGCGAACCCAGAGCTTGCAGAACAAAAAGGGTTTTTGCCAACCATGCAAAAATTGCCGGTAGCACTTCCGGCCGCTTTTGCTTTTGGTGGAATGAAAGCAATGGATCTTGACTTTGGCGTTGGTGGTGCGGCCGAAAAGCTAGGCAAAGAAGCCCTAGAAAAAATGGGTAAGGAGTTAGCGGAGAAATACGGCAAAGAAGTTGGCGAGCGTTTTATCCAAGATGGTGCGGAACGTATTTTGAAAGACCAAATAGGGGATACATTTAAGATTGTTGAACCGGTCGAGGATTTATGGAAAGGGAAAGGACGCACAATTTTTATAAAACCGGAACGCTCTAATCCGGGATATTCAAGCTGGTTGAAGCAACAGAATTTCATTGATAACGTACAAGAAGCCGGCAACAATATTTATCAAGTTACCCTCAAAAAAGACGTTAAGTTGAGTGAGGAAACGGCACAACAATTTTATAAAGAGCAGATGGAAAAGATGGGTAAAAATACCACAGAACAATCAACTAAAATAATCACAGACCCTCACGCGGTACAAGAAATACGCAACAGTATTGCAGAGGGGGAGGGGATATTATCAAGAAAAAAAGACTCACTAGGCAAGCCGTTATCGGAGGGAAGACTAGCGAGCGTTCAGCGTTCAGTTGATAACGCAAAAGCAAAGATTGGCGAAGCCCCAAGCCAAGCGGATATTTTTGGCAACAAAGTTAATACCGCGCCCGCGCCGGAGCAAGGCGGTATGCAGTTTGGCGTTGACCGTGAAGCTCTAACAAAACCGCATAACCCTGTATCATCAGCAGATTATCAAGCCGGCGAGGCTTTTAAGATGACCGAAGCAAAGAGGGGACAGGGGGCTATCACAGATGTGGCCAAACCTAAACGCTTGTATCATGGTTCAGACGCGGCGTCAGTTATTGAGCAAGAGGGTTTTAAGTTAGGAGAACAAAGTTATAGAAATGTTGGAGTTGGCAGTAATAAACATTTATTAGGAGAGGGAATTTATTTTGCAGATAGCGTTGACGACGCAAAAATGTACGCAAAGAGTTGGGATAAAAAAGATGTTATAGAGGGGCATGTTAATAAAAACGTAAAGATCAAAGACTTTGATAGATATGATGATTGGTACAATCTCATAAATAAAGAAAACCCGGAGCTATTCAATGACCCGGTAGCTATGAGGAAATATTGGGAAGACAAAGGTTTTGGAGGTGTTAGGGTAGGACGAGATACAGTTATTTTTGATACAAAAAATCTCAAAACGTCAACCCAAATAAAAAAATCAAAGCAAGTTATATCTAAAGTATCCGACGTAAAAACCCGCCCGGATTTATTTCAGATGAGCCGTGCCGGTGAACTATCCGGGGGGCTACTCAACAAAGGCGGAGCAGAACCGAAGCGCGTAACAGAATATTTGGCGGATGGTTTTAACCCCAAGCTACTCGAAAAAGATCCTATACAACTTGGCAAATTTACAAAAGACATACCAGAAAAAGGAATTAAGGCCGGCGACACGATACTTATTAGCGGCCACAACCGTTTAGAGATGTTAAAACAGGCAGGCATTAAGGATTTAGACCCCAAGTTTTTTAATGTTACAGAATACAACAGCTTAAAAGCCGCAACGAAAGACTCTATAAAATCAAATATCAAAGGTAAGGTTACAACGTACGATCATAATATAGTTGAACTTTTACGACAGGGCGTACTAAATGAAAAGGAAATAATGTCAATCGTTGCAGACCCACAGAGAACAAAGCAGATTTTAGCAATCAATGATTTGTTTAATCAGTTTGACCCGGCATTGTGGGATAATGTTTTGCCGAAATTATCAAAATACAAATCAGTACAAGAGGGTTTTATACAACGCAAACTATCCACGTTAGAAAAATTTAACGAGGCTATAAAAGCTAATCCCGGATTGATGAAAGATAAAGCGGCCAAAGATTTATTAGCAGATCGAATAGGTAAAATTGCGGCGGCCGAAACAGATCAGTCATTAAAAGCTACTCAAAACGCGGTTGAAAGAATAACAAAGGCAAAAAATGCAGAGGAAGCGCGACTAGCAACGGTTGATTTATTCGGAAACGTACAAGAAAAGTTTGTGCAAAACCCGGTAGCAAATAGATATAAGAGGGTTGAAAATAGACTTACTAATGCGCTATCCGGCGTTGAGTCAAAAAAGCGTATCAAAGAATATCGCGAGGCACTTGAGATACTAAAAAAAGATGGCAAGGCGGTAGATGAAGTATTGAAAAGCGTGCGAGTTACTAAAGATAAGCCGGTTGATATTGTTAAAAAATTATTAGCCCTTGAAGAAAAACCAAAGACAATAAAGGAGGCGTTATCAAGTAAAGGCAAAATATCACCAGAGAGTGATTGGGCGGATAATTATGCCGAGCGTTACGGCGTTTTAGAAAGCCAGTCAATGGACTTGGATAATAAAATTAAAACAGCCAAAGCCAAAGAGAAACCGGGATTAGTTGCTAAACAAAAATCTATCAACGCAGAGCAAGCTAAAATGGAGGAGGAATTTATAGCAAAATATCAAAAATCAAGTAGCCAAAAAAGCGGCGCAGACTTCACGGGAAAACAAATTGAAAAAGAAGCCCGCGATTTAGGGAGCGATCAAGGGGGTATAGATGATTATTTAGCGAAACAAATACAAGCGGAAGATTATAATATTGAAACTGTAAAGATTGATGATTTAAGAAAATCAGACCCGGATTTAGACGCTTATTTGAAATCCGGCGAGATAAGGGAATTCGAGGGCGAGGCGTTTGCTATGAATCCCATTATTACCTCAAAAGGCGAGGTGCTAGATGGATATAACAGAATTGCGCAAACGCTTGCTAACGGTGATGACTCAATTTCTGTTTTGCGTGGAGTGAATAAACAGACACTAGACGTCAGAAAAATGACCATTGCAAAGAACCCGGAGTTGTATAAGAAAGAATTACAAGCGTCCATTGAAAGCCAGATCGCCGCAGATAAAAAACTATATGGAGATATAGACCCTCAAAAATTCACGGATGACATGCTGGAACATTACAGAGTAGCGGAAGAAGTAAAGCCCAAAGTTGATAAGGCCGCGCAAAATGTAGCGGACAGAATACCGGGGGCGAAAGTAAAAACCGCACCAATTAAAGGATTTAAGCCCAATAGCGGAAAGTTTGACCCCGGACGCGCCGTTGAAAAAGCCTTACAAGCTAAGGATGTTAAAGGTGTTAAAGATCTTGCCCGTAATACGGTTGTTGTGCCTAAGCTATCAGATATTGACTCTATCCCGACATTGCTTAAAAATGAGGCCGGAGTTAAATACAATCCCGAAAAGAATTATTTTGAGACGCCGACAGAGTTTGGTTATCGCGGAATAAATACACAATTCATAGATAAAAAGACCGGGCATATTGCAGAAATGCAAGTAAATATCCCGGAAATGATTTTTGTTAAAGAAAAGAAAGACGACGCAGTAGCAGTCATAGGCCAAAAGACTTGGGATGAATTAGAAAAAGCCGGATTAAAACCCGGCATTGGCCATGAGCTATACGAAAATCAAAGGTCTTTATTGGAGAAGCTAGAACAGGCCGGCAAAAAACCATTTAAGAAAAATGGCGGTTTTGGGTCAGCAAAAGAACTAGGCATAAGCCAAAAAGAGATAACAGCTTTTAAGAAAGATGTTGAAGCGAGCCGAAGATATTATCAAGACGCCTTGGATGTAGCAGATATGCGCGGGTCTTTGAAACCGGACGCCGCTAAGCGTTTAGAAAATTCCTCGTCAGAAACTACTTGGCCAAAGGACATAATATCCGAAAGGGGGGGCATTTCAGAGTTGGGCGCGCCAGAAAAACGTATATCTTCATCAGACACCTCAACAAAAACCGGCGTAGCACCGGGAGAGTCCGGCGTGAAAACAATTAAGTCAGACATAGGAAAAAATGTTAGTGAGGTTAATCCCTCGTACAATGATACCATACCACAATCTGTTCTATCTGTCAAGGAGGGGGAGGTCAAACAGACATTTAGAGGGGACAAGATAACAAAGGACGCAGACCGACTAGCAATCATTGAAAAAGAGCGAGAGAAAGCCGGCCTAATGTCGCGTAGTGTGCGTAAAAATGATGAGGTCAAGGAAATGGCAAAGGAGCTAGGCCTAGATCCGGCCGAGTTATTAAGAGGCGCAAACAAAAATCGTATTACAGACGCAGAAGTTTTGGCATTAAGAAGCCAGATCAAACAAGAAACGAATACGGTTATTGAATTTACAAAGAAAGCGCAAACAGATATTGCCAACAAAGCAAAGCATTTAGAAACAGTAGCGGCCGCCGAGGGTAGGATAAGTACCATGCTTAAAAAGGTAACGTTAGGCGGAACAGAAGCCGGCCGAGCAATCCAAGCGTATAAACTCATGGCACAAGATACACTTGACCCGGCGTTTTGGTTAAAGAAAGCGCAGGATGTAGCGGGTAGAGATCTACGCCCAGCAGAAATTGAGCTTATAACTAAGGCACTCGACGAAAAAAATCAGCTCGATTTACTCATGGAAATTGCCAAGCTACAAAAATCAACACTCACAGAAAAGATGGTTACTATTTGGAAAGCTGGATTGTTGACTTCACCTACAACCCACATGGCCAATATTATTGGTAATGTTGGCATGGCTAATTTAGAAATGGTAAAGGATGTGCCAGCGAGCGCACTCGACACGCTTATTTCTAAATTCACAGGCAAGCGTACGTTGTCATTTAACCTAGAGGGGACATTAAAAGGAGCGCGTAAAGGAGTTGGACACGCAAAAGACTATCTAAAAAATGGTATCACTTTGGAGGAATTAAAAAAATATGACATTCGTAAGCAAGTAAATTTTGGTGATAGCCCAATGGGTAAAGTTGCACAAAAATATACGGATACCATTTACCGTACACTTGGCGCGGAGGATAAAGTATTTAGAGAGGCCGCATTACAGCGTTCACTTTTCGATCAAGCCAAAGCCGGAGCAAAGAACTCTAAACTAAAAGGGCTTGATTATAAGGCAGAAGTTAAAAGAATATATGACAATCCAACGGATGAAATGTTGCAGAACGCAATCAATGACGCGGAGTATGCAACATTTAACAGAGAAACACCAATAGGGGATTTAGCGTCCGGGCTTAGGCGCGGGGCAAAACGTATGCAGGACAAGCAAGGTTTTAACGCACTTGGTAAAGCGGTTGAAATTGGTGCGGAAACAGCAATGCCATTTACAAGAACCCCGGCCGGTGTAGCTACAACTATTTTGGAATATTCACCGGCAGGGTTTTTAACCACAGTAGCTAACGGGATTAAGAATAAAAACCAACGTCAATTTGTGCAGGGGATGGGGCGAGCAATCACAGGTACAAGCATAATCGCCGCCGGCGGAGTCTTAGCGGCCGCAGGGCTTATGACGGGCGCATATCCGTCAGACTCTAAGGAGAGGCTAGTTTGGGAGCAGGAGGGGCGTTTGCCTAATGCTATTAAGGTTGGCAATCGTTGGTACGAGCTATCAAGGATTGGTATTTTTGGCGCATTGTTAGGTGTTGGCGCAGATATACACCGTGCAAAAGATGAGGGCGTGGGAACGTATAAACAAGCAAGGGCAGGCTTAGCTTCCGGCATGAAGTCATTTAGCGATCAATCATTTGTTAGCGGATTAAATAGCGCGCTTGAAGCCGTGAAAGACCCGGACAGATCGCTTGATAGATATGCCAAACAGCTTGCTACAAGTATCGTGCCGACGTTTTTTGGCCGCATGGCGCAAGTTGTTGACCCAACAAAAAGAGATTATAAAACATTAAAAGATGGGTTCTTGCGCAAAATCCCTTTTGCCTCAACAAAGGCAGAGGCCGCCGTTGATAGATTTGGCCAACTCGTTAAAGATGAAAGGCCATTTTATATCCGGGCAATTGATAAGCTACTACTACCAATAAACACTAAGCCAATTGATAAAAAAGAAACTACCCAAAAATTAGTAGAATTTTATGATGAGGGTGTGCCGGTTGCGCCGACACAACTTAGCGAGAATACAACTCTTTATGGGATGAAATTAGAACTAACATCAAAACAGCGCAAAGATATTCAAGGTGAGATTGGCGAAATCCAATTGACGGTTCTAAAAAAACTAATGCGCAAAAAATCCTTTAATGCTTTGCCAATAGATGAACAATCGGACATGGTGCAATCAATGTTTGATGATATTTACAGCGATATTAAAGCCGAGAAATTGGCGCGTGACGCCGCTTATGAAATATCAGCGACCATAGATAAGGCAAAGGCCGGGGACAAAGAAGCCCAAGATAAAGTAGAAAAAATCAAGAAATCCGGGGCGTTAAAAAATGAGGCCGTAGTAAAAGACCTTGAAAGGCTAGACCAAATACAATGGCTTAAATAAAAAAAAAGGACGCTACACAGCGTCTTTTTTAATATAGCAACGGTAAATGTTCGCGCCGAGGATGTACCAGAACAAAAGCGCGGCGAAGATCGGGACGGTTACGCATAAAAATGCGAGGATATAAGCGAATATATAAACTAAGTTTTCCATATGCCTAATTATATCCACAGTTAGACTATTGTGTCAAGCGTAGGATGTGCTAATATGTATGTATGCTCAAAAGAATAGATTATGAACTCATAAGAGTTTACCTGCTACGCGGTAATCAATCCGCGCAACCTTATCTATTGGTTGGAGCAAGTAGGTTAATTCTTATGAGTTTTTTTTATTGCCGAGGCTAGAGCAGACCCAGCTTTAATGGCAGGCATAGTGTGCCATATATAAGGGGTTCTTGTGGATACCTAATCAGTCCTACGGGTAAACATCCAAAGAAAGGCGAACGTAAACGTCAACCGCCAAGCGGTGGAACTATCGCAAGTGTTGACGGCTCTTACCCAGTATCAAGGGATTCTAAGAGTGCTATTGTTCAATCATCCATTAGGGGCGAGGCTTTCCCTTGTGTTTCCTTTCAGAGCCATTGGGTAGTTAGCTCTCAAACAAAAAAACCTCTCATGCTTAGGAGGTCTTTTATTTTAACCCTGTTTCAGATCGTTGATACATACATCATTTCGCATGATTGTATCGCGAACTCTTATTTAAGGGTTTACGCGTATTATTGGTATTTTTACACGAACCTATTATTTTGTCAATGCTTTGACACTTTATCTAGTGCCTTTAATTATCTTACTTACTAGGCTTTCACTCATCCCGTATTCATCGCCTAGCTTGCGCATTGTAATGCCGCCGGCGT